TGCGGTTTTTTTACGTCCAAATTCCCAGACCATTGCCTCGCCTAGTGCGGGGCTTTTTTATGCGAGCTATATCATGATCCACTACGACCAATTGAAAAAGCAATTAGTTAAACATGAGGGTGAGAGATTCAAGCCGTATAAATGCACGTCTGGATATATCACAATTGGCGTAGGTCGCAATCTCCAGACTCGCGGCATCACACACGACGAATCAATGTATATGTTAGAAAATGACATCTCATACTTTGAGGAATCACTCAGGGAACGGTTACCAAGCTTTAGAAGCTTTTGCCCAACCCGCCAAGCTGTATTAGTCAATATGGCATTCAATCTAGGTGTTAATGGACTGCTCAATTTTAAACGTATGCTCAACGCATTAGAGCAGGAAGATTACATAGAAGCAGCTAAAGAAATGCTAGACAGTAATTACGCTAAACAAGTTGGCAATCGTGCTAATGAGTTATCAGAGCAAATTAAAACAGGTGAATGGCAATGAAGAATTGGAAATCAATCGTTAAAAGCATTGCTCCCGTTCTTGGTACCGCATTAGGTGGTCCTATGGCTGGCGCGGCTATTAAAATGCTATCCAGCAAACTATTAGGTAATGAGGATGGAACTGAGGCAGAGCTAGAACAATTCATATCTACTGCATCACCTGACCAACTACTTGAAATAAAAAATATCGATAATGATTTTAAAGTAAAAATGAAAGCTTTAGACTTTAATGTATTTAAGTTAGAGCAGGAAGGCCGAGAAAACGCTAGAAATCATCACAAAGACCACTTCATGCCAACGTTATTGTGTCTATTACTAACACTCATGGTTAGTGCTGGCGCATATGTACTAATGACAACTGAGATACCAAAAGATAACGCCAACATAATTTATATGGTGTTTGGTCAAGTTCTTACTGCATGGGCCGGATCAATTGCATATTGGGTAGGCACAACTAAATCAAGCAGTGATAAATCTAAATTGCTTGGACCTGTTAGATCATGACTGATAAGTCAGCGATTGCTAGCTATTCGGTGAACGGCTCTACAGCACTAATTGGATTTGTCACAGTAGAGTTATTAGCGATAACAATCGGTATCATCATGTGTTTAGCAACATATGCAACAACACTATATTTTCAACGTCGCAGAGATAAACGTGAATTGGAAGAATCAGAACGAAAACTGGAAATACACGATTTACATTTGCAGGCATTAACAAAAAATGAAACTAATTAATACCAAGCACGAGAAGTTTTGTCAGGCATGGCACGAAACGGGAATAAAATCCGGTGCATACAGAGAATCGCATCCACAGAGCAAAAAGTGGAAAGACGAAACGGTACATAATAAAGCATCGGCATTAAGTAGAAATCTACAGGTTTTGGCTAGGTTTGAAGAACTGCAAGAACAGGCACTAAAAAGCCACAATGTGACTATTGCAAGCTTACTGAAAGAGCTTGAAGAAGCAAGGTCAATAGCATTGGCAGCAGAAACTCCACAAGCATCTGCGGCGGTATCAGCGACACTGGGTAAAGCCAAGTTGGTAGGCCTAGATAAACAGATAATTGAGAAGACAATTAAAGTTATCGATACCGGCGAGAATAATTGGTAAACCTTTCGTTATTTCGTAGGCACGTTAAGAATAACTCGCCCGCGTTTTTGCCTTTGTTCACTAACACTGAACGGTATGAAATAGTATGGGGTGGGGCAGGTAGCGGCAAATCTCACATAGTCGCTCGTAAAATACTGTACCGATTACTAAAAGAATTTGATTTTAAACACAACTTTTTAGTCATAAGAAAAGTGGACAGGACAATCAAACGTTCTGTCTTCACTCTAATTAAAAACATCATATCAATATGGGGTCTAACGAGTGAGTTTGATATAAACCTCACTGACAAGACGATCACATATAAGCCCAACGGCTCACAAATAATGTTCAGCGGCCTTGATGATGTTGAAAAGCTCAAATCAATCGAGGGTGTGACGTCGATATGGTGCGAAGAAGCGACCGAGCTAAATCAAGAAGATTTTGAGCAATTAGATTTACGTTTAAGAGGCGAAACGCAGTACATAAAACAGATTACGCTGACATTTAACCCAATCAGCGAACAGCACTGGATAAAAAAAATATTCTTTGATGATCCCATCGACAGTGTATTAACATTAAAAACAACGTACCTGGATAATGCGTTTATTGATGATGAATACAAAATGGTCATGGATAACAAGAAGAAGACTAACCCCAGGTATTATTCAATCTACGCATTGGGGAACTGGGGAACTGCTGACGGGCTTATATTTAACAACGTAACTGCCAGGCTAATCAGGCCAGAAGAACTGCATGGTCTTGAATACGTGCAGGGGTTGGACTTTGGTTACACTAATGACCCATCAGCATTCAATCAAACCTACGTTGATATGAAGAACAAACGCATATTCGTAAACGATGGATTTTACGAGAAAGGGTTAAGCAACTCTCGTATTGCTGACAAAATAAAAGAGCTAAACGGTCATAGACACAAAACAACCGCTGACAGTTCAGAGCCTAAATCAATCGACTACTTAAAGACAAAAAGCATCAACGTAAGGGGTGCAATGAAAGGCGCGGGCTCAGTTAATACCGGCGTTGATTTCCTGCTTGAGTTTGAAATTATCGTCAACGCTCACCTGGTAGAGTTTATGACCGAGTTTAATAATTACTGCTGGCTGATAGATAAAAACAATGTTCAGCAGAATAAACCGGTTGATGATTTTAACCATTTTATCGATTCGCTCAGATACGCATGTGAGCATCACACCAAAAACAATGCTTTCGTTTTTTCTTGCTAGCTCACAAACGCTGCAACCTAAAAATAAATAATATGAGGGTTCACAATGTGGCCGTTTAGTCAGAAAATCACAAATAATGCGCCCAGTGCTAACACCGAAGTAAAGTTTGCACTAAAATCAATCACATTGCCCGAAGCGCAGCCCAGTTGGAATCTTTTTCCACAAAAACAGAGAGAATGGTCCACAGCAGTTGCTATTGACGAGGGTTACAACGCCTCAGCGATTGTTTACGCAGCAGTAGAGAAAAGAGCCAAGTTGATCGCTAGTGTGCCGTGGTATGCAGCAACAAAGGACGTGAACGGTAAAATTGAAAGATTGCCAGCCACTCACGCGCTGAACCAATTGATATACAGCCCTAATCTCGACCAATCATGGTACGAGGTAATGTATTCAGCTAGTCAAATGTTAGACCTCAGCGGATCTGCTTTCATGCCGGAAGTGAAAGGCGGCGCAAAGGCGTATCCAATAGGTATTTCTGTTTTAAACTCTGAATACATAAAGATTAAACCAGGAAAAGAGCAGCTAGTTGATTTATATCAATACGTCAACGGCAATGTTACGCGCAATATATCACCCGATGATATGGTTCAGATAAAGCTTCCTAACCCCAAAAACCCTTACTTCGGTATGCCAGTACTAATGGCAGCAGGAAGGGCCACAGACATAGATAGAGAAGCCGGGGATTGGCAAAAATCTAGCCTGCAAAATAGAAACATATCAGACATACACATTGAAGTACCAGAGGGTACTCAGCCGGACCAAATAGAACAGATACAATCAAAACTACGCGAGCGCAATCAATCACCAGACAATGCAAGAGCGCCGTTGATATCTAGCGGTAAAGTTAACCAGTTATCAAGAACAGCCGTTGAAATGGACTTTACCAACTCACGCCGTTCAGTATGGACAGAAATAGCCGCATGTTTTGGCGTACCACTAGCAGCAATGGGATTTACTGAGAACGTCAACCTAGCTAACGCTGACGCGATGATGAAACAGCTATGGCAAGACACCATCGTTCCACAGCTAGAGCTATTTAAACGACAATTAGACCATCAACTCGCTAAAGAGTTTGGTGATAACGTTTGTATTGAGTATGACCTGTCTAATGTAACAGCGTTGCAAGAATCACTGGATAGCAAACTGGCTAATGCAGAAAAGATGGACAGGTTAGGGTTTAGTTTGGCGCAGATTAACCAACGCTTAGAGTTAGGTTTTAATGATAGCGAAATACCTGCTGACATAACTGATTTAGGCGAGAACCTAAACGACGATGAAATTAAAATGATTTTAAAGTCTGCAAGCTATGGCAATGCTAAATAATGAAAAATAGAAAAGGCACTTTTAAAATAACTAAAGCTTTAATTGATAATAACCCTGACGGAGTTATAAAAACACTGGCAAACGTTTTAGTTTTGCGATGCGAGTATATAGCTATATATGACCATTTTGAGTATCACGGTATTAGTAAATTATTCGATGAGACTGAGGAAGGGCAGGTTATTCCAGAGTACGGTTTTATTATTAGTTTTGATGGAAAAGTCACTTGTTTTACTAGTGAAAATTCAGGGGCCGAATTAAATTGGCTAGACTAATCACCGGACTATCACCCGCACGAGAGCAGGCATTGCAGGAAAGGTTATTCATTGCATTATCTAAAAAATATGAAGGCAGAATTAAGCGAGAAATTGCTAGAGCGATGCGCTCATTTGCTCGATCAGACCAAGATGCGATTACTATTCATGAAGACAGATTAAAAGTTGTTTTAGTGAAGCTTTACCTAGAATCATTTAAAACGTTTGGCAGTCGATTACTAAAATCAATTGTTAAAGCAGATGGTAAAGCGGTGCCAGAAACGCCGCAGTTTAATCTTGCACGTAAAATCTGGATAAACACCCATTCATCGTTAGCAGTCACTCAGATTGCAGGCACAACGAAAGACCAGGCATTGAATATAATCAGAATAGCCCTTGATGATAGCGTTACAGAGGGACTTAGCGAGATTCAGGCAGGCAGATTAATACAGTCACGCATCAGGCAGGGCAGCGGCCAGTTATCGACATTGCGCGGCAGAATGATAGCCAGAACAGAATCACATGCCAGCTCTAACGCCAGCACACAAATGGCGGCTAAATCTACACGGCTACCGCTAATGAAAGAATGGATTTCGTCAAGCAGCGACAGAACAAGGCAGACACACTTTGACGCTAACGGGTCTATGGTTGACATTGACCAGCCTTTCAAAGTCGGCAACAGTTTATTGATGCAACCGGGCGATCCAAGTGGTGACGCAGAGGAAGTTATTAATTGTAGATGCGCCGTAGGGTATTCATTATAAACATTCATTGCTCAATGACGTTAAAGCCAGCCACAAAATCAATATAAATTTCAGAGGAAATCAAGTGGAACGTAAAAGTTTACAGTTTGACATCAAAAAAGACGATATAGCAGGCCGCATGTTTTCTGGTTACGCATCCACATTCGATGTGGACTTGGGCGGTGACATTATCGTGCCTGGCGCATTTAAAAAAACCATTGAGGGCCGTCAGCAGTCTGTCAAAGTTTTATACCAGCACAATGAGCCTATTGGTCGCTCTATGCGGTTATACGAAGACACAATCGGTTTGTTCGTAGAAGGTAAGGTAAGCAAAACGCGACTCGGTGATGAAGCACTAGAGCTTATGCGTGACAGAGTAATCGACCAAATGAGCATCGGTTTTTCTGTGCCGGCCGGTAAGTCTGAAATGTCAGATGATGGCCTACGTATCATACGTGAGATTAAGTTGTATGAGTTTAGCCCGGTAACATTCCCGATGAATGAAAACGCTATCATAACGAGCGTTAAAAGTATGAAAGATGCGATCAAGTTGGGTAAATTTGATGGGCAAGATTTAAAAGAACTGTCTGAGATACTAACAGACATTAAGACACTGTTAAGCACTGAGCCGTCAAAGAACACTCAGCCGCAAGATCAGCCGTCAGAACTAGAAATGCTGTCAAAAGCACTCGATAATTTTGGCGCTATTGCCATAAACAGAACTTAGGAAGAATCATGGAAATTAAAGAATTAGTTGATAAATTGAATGCTAGCACAACTGGCATTATGGACTCACAAACCAAAGCCGCGGCCGAAGTTAAGTCTTTGGGCGAGGCATCAGCAGAAACAAAAGCAGCACTGGATAAGCAAATCGCAGAGCAAACAGAGCTAAAAGGATTGTTTAACGCGCTAGATACTGAGCTAAAGAACATGCAAATGAAAGCTCAAAAATACGACGTTGCTAAAGTGCAGTTAAAATCACTTGGTCAAACGTTCGTTGAGTCTAAGTCTTACTTGGATGCTAAAGCTACTGGTGCGCGTAGTGTTCAACCAGTTGACATGGATAAGAAAAGTTTAACGGCTCTTACTGCAAGCGCAGGCGCATTAGTTCGCGCTGATCGTGACCCAACGGTATACCAGAATCCTAATCGCCCAATTCGCATTCGTGATCTAATACCCACCGTACCTACAGTATCTAATGCTGTTGAGTTTATGCGTGAGTTAGTGTTCACAAATAACTCGGCACCGCAAGGTACTGCATCAGGCATCGGTGGTGGTGAGTTTGTAGCCAAAGCTGAATCTAACATCACGTATGAGCTAGTTACAAAAGCCATTCGTACTATTGCACATTGGATCCCCGCATCACGTCAAGTTTTGTCAGATGCGCCAATGCTACAAGGTCTGATTAACTCACGGTTAGTCTACGGTTTGGATTTAAAGTCTGACCAGCAGATTTTGTTAGGTGACGGAACAGGCCAAGAGCTAGACGGTTTGCTAGTAGACGGTGATATTAACAACATCAACAAGTTGCCTGCCGGTACCGCTGCTGCTGATGTGCCAAGCGCAATGATTGATCACATTCGTAAAGCGGTCACCAAGTGCCAAGAATTCGAGTACTACAATATGACAGGTTTGTTACTAAATCCTGCTGACTGGGAAATACTAGAAACAGCCAAAGCAACTGACGGCCATTATTTAATGGTTTCTATGCCTACCGATACAGCCACCCAAACAGTATGGCGTATACCTGTCATCATCTCTAACGCAATGCCAGCCAATACCTTCTTAATTGGCGACTGGTCAATGGGTGCCGTTATTTATGACCGCGAAGATATTTCGGTACGCATTAGTGAGTCGCATAGCGATTACTTTGTTAAAAATGGCGTTGCTATTCTTGGTGAGGAACGTTATACCCTCGCTATTCCGTTACCTAAAGCGTTCTGTAAAGGTTCGTTTGAAGTTGCAGCGTAGTAAGTAGAAAACTATAAGAAGGCCGCTTAATTGCGGCCTTTTTTACGCCTAGAATTTACTCTTTGTCAGAAAGAATCAAAACATAAAAAACAACAGGTCAATATCAATGAATGACTACAAAGTACTAATTACGTCAACGTTAGGTTTAGCAGGAACCGTTGTAACACTAGCAGATTGCACACAGACAAAAGAGCGCCTGAAAAAAGGCATCATCTGTGAGATTAAAGTAGTGGCACCCGTCGAGACTAAGCGAAAGGCTAAAAAATAATGTATAGCATTGTTACAGCCGATCCAATCGTGTCGCCAGCAACCGCACAGCAGTTAATTGATTGGGCTAGGCTGGACAGTGACGATCCCAAAATTGAATCATCGCTATTGATTGCTACTGATCTGGTTATATCATTTTTAAGCCTTGAAATATTACCCAGAACTTACACGCTTACGTACGAAGATTGGCCCAAAGTTGGCACACAGTCAGGTTCGCAGCTATCACGTAAATCGTACTGCAATAAATTCAAAATAGACCTACCTTACGCCAACTTGATAACGATCATCTCAGTCAAAGCGAACGGCGTTGCACTGGATAGCAATAGTTACAGAGTGATAACCGGTAAAAACACACAATTGCGATTTGATGAAATCGGATACGACGAGGTAGACAACTCGGCACTTGAGATTGTTTACAGTGCAGGATATGGAGCGGAAACAGCTAACGTACCTGCGTCAATAATCAATGCAGTCGTTATGGTTGCCGGATATGTTCATTCCCACAGTGGCGGTTGTGACATGGCTCAGGCGGTCAATATGTCGGGCGCATCACAGTTGTTACGGCCTTATGCTGTGATGGCTGGCATGGTTTTTTAATCATGAAATGCTGCAACATCAACCCAGGTGATATGAATCGTAAAATTGAGTTGCTACACCTGGTAAAAGTATCGACTCCATCGGGTGGATTCACTGAGTCTTGGGAAAGTGTCGCGTATTTATGGGCAAAAATTAAGAACAGTAGCGGCTCAGAATTAATTCACGCCGATCAACTTGGCTCAGTAGCATTCAGTGATTTCACAATTCGTTATCGTGCCAACATTAACGAGAGAATGAAAATAATTTACCGTGGAACTGAATTTCAAGTTAGACACATTAATAACATTGAAGAATCCGACCTGTTTCTAGTGGTAAAAGGTGAGCGAGGTGTTAGCCAATGACTGTGCAAGTTTTGGGGATAGCAGAATTACAGCGTAAATTGCGGTCACTAGGTGATGCAATGGATGATGCAATTATGGGCGGCGTTATGGTGACAGCTAACGAGATACGCACAGACGCAATCAAATCAATACAGCAAGTAAGTGGAGGCCAGCAGGTGCAGCGTTCACGTCAAGGTGGTGGCGGCACTTATACACACACCGCATCATCTGAAGGTAACGCGCCTAATACTGACACAGGAAAGCTAGTCGCAAGCATAGCCGTAGAGAACAATAAAACTGGAATGTTCTCTTTGGTCGGTAGCAATTTAGACTATGCAACATTCCTAGAGTTTGGGACAAGAAGCATGGGGGCTAGGCCATTTTTGCAACCGGCATTAGATAAGAATGAAGAAAATTTAAAAACCAATATTAGCAAAGCAGCAGATGTATTAATTGAGAGGCGTAGTCGATGAGTTCACTCGTTCAAATTGCAATTTCAATCATGTCAGCCCTTAAATCAGAGTCTACATTAACATCCCAGCTAACAACCTACGCATCAAGCCCCGCTGTATTTACTCACGTACCGGAAGACCTCACAGACTATCCGTATGTGGTTTTGTATGACACTGGGCTAGACGGTAACGACAATGACGCGCACCTTGGCTTTGATGGTGTGTTGAATATTCATAGCTGGTCAGATCAAAGAGACATGTCGGTAATCGGCAACATACAAAAATCTATTTACGACATTTTGCACAACCAAGAATTAACAATGACTGGTTACAACCTAGTCGATTTACATCAAGAATTTACAACAATCTTACGCGACCCTGACGGAATAACTCTACACGGTGTCCAGCGTTTTAAAATTATTTTACAAACAAACTAAAGGGCAAACATTATGACCGCAGGCGTTGGATTCACAGGAAGAAAAGTTTTACTCACTATTGGCGGTGTCGGTAACATCGCTATTCAAGAAAAAAGCGTGAACATTAACAATGAGGCAGTTGACGTATCCAGTGATTCTAGCAATGGCACCACTGTTGTATTAGCTGAACCTGGTAACAAAAGTTTAGAGCTTAGTTTTTCAGGCGTAGTTGAAAACCTTAATTTAGTCATGTCAATTATGAATAACACTAGCCAGATTTATGCTTGCACGCTTACATATCCAGAGGGCTCTGTTATTTCTGGTGATTTCTTCCTTGGCTCAATCGGTAACGCTGGCCCATTTAAAGAAGCGTTTACATTCGAGGCTTCAATGAGTTCAAGTGGCCCTGTAACGTTCACAGAAGGCACTTAAAATGGCTTTTTTGTTCGGTAAATCTGAGATTGAGCTGGATTATCTTGGTAAATCCTACACGTTAAAGGTCACGGCGAGAACAGCCGTTGATCTTGAGCGGTCTTTAGGTATGCACCCAATAACCTTATACATGAAGATTGTTAAAGCGTCACAGGCACAAGAAATGCCACCAATGGGTTTAATGGCTGAGTTTTTCGAGTTCATGCTCAAAAGAGCAGGCGCGACAGTTGATTTTGATGAATTATACAGTCAGCTATTTGATAACGATGCTATGACAGAAATATCAGAAAAAGTGGGGGAGCTATTACAGCTATTCCTACCGCAAAGCGATGAAATCGACATCCCAAAAACCCAACCCAAGACTCGCACCAAGAAGAAGTAGCCCCGCAATCTTGGGAGGAGTTATACAAATTTTGCATTCGTAACGGGTGCAACCCCTCCGACTTTTGGCAAATGACGCCATCCGAAGTTTATGTTTATTTAGAAGCCAAACAGCCCGTTCAGTATTACAGCGGCATGATTGGTGACGATGTGGATCAATTACTAGAAATGAGACAAGGCGAGGACTTTATATAATGGCATTGGGTAGCGTAGGCGGGATAGTTATTAGAGTGAGCGCTGATGATACTAAATTCAATTCAGCGATGGACAGAGTATCTAATTCTGTTGCAGCTAATGCTCGTAGATTGAGGGCGTCAGGCAATCAATTCGCAAAATGGTCGGCCATTAGTGTTGCTGCTGCGGGTGCTGTTGCAACGGCTATGATAAAGGGGCAACTAGGCACACTCGATGCCCTAGCCAAAACATCAGACGCACTAAAAATACAACAGCAAAACCTACAAGCTCTACAGTTTCAAGCGGAGTTAAGCGGGGTAAGCACTGAGCAACTAGCAACTAACCTTGAGCGTATGCAAAGGCGTATCGGTCAAGTGGCTAGAAGTGGCGGCCCTGCGGCTAAAACTCTTGAAGAAATCGGTATCAGTGCAAAAGATATTGTTGAACTTTCGGCAGATAAACAGCTTGAAGAAATAGCGAAATCACTAGGCGGCATGGAAAACGCCAGCTTACGTGCATCAATAGCGATGGATCTATTTGGTCGTGATGGTGTCCGAATGATTAAGATGCTGGAAGGGCTTAAAAAAGACGGGTTGCAGGGAACAGTTGAAGAATTAGAGAACTTAGGCATCGCCCTTACTAGATTGGACACAGCAAAGGTGGAACAGGCTAATGACGCAATGTTTAAAAGTGGTCAAGCTGTCGAGGGCATATTAAATAACGTAACTGTAAAAGTCTCTCCGATTCTTCAAGCGATGGGTGATGAGTTTGTGAAGAATGCGGCACTGACTAAGGGATTCGGAGATACTATTGATTCAGTTATCAAGAACACCATAAAAGTTGTCGGCATTCTAGCTGATTCATTCCGTGGTCTTGAGATGCTGTTCGCATCAATGAAAGTTATCGGATTCAGTCTCGGCAAAGCTATGGTTGAAGTTTTCAGAATTATGGCAAAGGGCGTTGAACAGTTTGTAAATCTAGCCATATTCAATCTAAACGGAATGATAAAAGCGATCAACATGCTGCCAGGCGTGGCAATTCCAGATATTTCACAGTTTGAATCTAAAGCCGCAAAGATGCTGGAAGGATTCTCTAAAACCGCGAGTGAAAACTTAACTGGTGCAATTCAAGATTTTAAAGATGTAGTTAGCAAGCCTTTACCCAGCGTAGCGCTAGACCAGTTCGTCAAAGATGCAGAAGACGCAGCACAAAAAATGGCAGAGATTGCCACAACAGGCGCTTTAGGTGGAAGGCCTGCAAAGTCAGGTCTGAGCCCAGAAGAACAGCAGGCAATGCAAGATAAAATAAACCTAATACGTGACAATCTAAAAACAGAAAAAGATTTACGTGACGAGGCATACATATTAGATATTGAAGCTATCAAAAACTTTGGAATGTTAAGCGAAGCCGCGAAAGCAGAGGCAGACGCCTTAGAGTTGGCACGAACACAGCAACATGTTAATGCAATTGTTGACATAGAAAAGAAAGCCGCAGATGCAAAGAAAGCCATTGTTGATGCAGAAAATAGAGCCAAGATTGCAGCAGTCAGCAGCGCATTTGGTGACTTATCTAGCCTAATGAACTCAGGCAGTAAAAAGGCATTTGAAATAGGTAAGAAAGCCGCAGTAGCAAGCGCGGCAATATCAGGAACACAGGCAGCCATTGACGCATGGAAGGCGGGTATGTCAACAGGTGGACCAACAGCACCATTCGTAGCTGCCGCTTATGCTGCATCATCTATTGCAAAAACTGGAATGATGATTAGGCAGATTAATCAACAGCAATTCGGCGGTGCTGCAAGTGGTAATTCAACATCATTCAGCGGTGGAGTGCCGGCGGTTAACACCCAATCAAGCGGCGGTCAGTCTGGCGGCAATCAAAACATAAACATCAGCGGCATTGATAGAAATAGTTTAATCAGTGGCGGTCAGTTAGTAGACACACTAAACCAAGCGCTAGGGGATGGATTCACCATAAACTTTGCTGGCGGTTAATTCTCTAGGCTTGTAAACCATTCAAAATATCAAAAACTAACATGAGGTTATAAAATGTCAGCACCTACACCGATTGCAGTACCCACAACTGGTACGCCAGTTATTACAAATCCAGAAACAGCCGGAAAAGTTGCCACTCCATCGGTGATAACGCCTGTTTCAATTCCAGCAATTCCAGTACCGGGCTAAACTATGTCAGCCGTACAGATACCCAACACATTTGTAACAAAAAGACCCGCTAGCCCTACGCCCAACCCAATTGCTCCGCTAGATAACCCGTTTATCGTTGGAGCTGAATCGATACCGAATGCAGCAACGCCTATTGTAATCACTCCAAGGCCATTGCCAAACAGCAACCCACCCTACGCTTTAAATCATGCTCGAATACTGTATGCAAGTGAGTTGTTAACATCAACAGTTACGACTAGTGCAGGCACAAACGGGAATCTTGTATTAGTGCCAAATACTGCGGATAGGTGGGCGATAACTGCGGGCGGGTCAATTACATTCACATTGAGTACAGCGGTTAATATGGATTCTGTTGCGATTGGCGCTCACAATCTAGGCTCAACTAATCACGTTGTATCTGTAGAATATTCTAGCGCGGCCACTGGCACGTTCAGCACGTTTAAAGCAGCACGGACGCCAGCAGACGACACTGCATTAATGTTTCATAATACGACTACCGTTAGCGTACTTCGTTTAAAAGTCACGTGCACCGGCTCAGGCTCGGCGTTCGTGGGCTCAATATACGCAGGTATCGCACTGCAAATGCAAAGACCGTTTTTCGCTGGTCACTCACCTATCAATCTATCAGCTAAGACAATTCGATACAGCTCAATGACCGAAGGGGGTAACTTTGTAGGTGAGCAAATTAGGCGCTTAGGGTTTAACACATCAGCGCAGTTTTCCAACCTAGAAAATGATTGGTATAGATTCTACTTCCAGCCGTTCGTTGTTCATGCGCGTACTTTGCCGTTTTATTTTGCTTGGAACCTCGATCAGTATGATACCGATGTAGGCTACTGCAAAACGAGCGAAGACATAACACCCGCTTACGGTGTGAAAGATATGTTTGACGTATCGTTTCAGATGATGGGGTTTGGCTAATGTCATTTGAAACAGAGCGCAAGAAATACGCTAGGCAACCATTTAAATTTTACGAAGTTGAGGTAAACGGCACTACATATAAAATATGTGAAAATGTCGGCCCTGTTCCCGCTGGTCTTGACGCGATGCCTTTAGCAAAGTCGGCTAGCAAGCGACCGCCAAGGGTAGCACTGGAGGGTGGTATCGGTGTTCGCGGCTCTATCAGCGTTAGTTTTAATGAAGGTTTAGATTACAGATACTTCGGAACTATTGCAGCACCAGTAATATTCTGGCCAAATTGGCGGGCTAGAAACATCGGTTACCAAGGCGGGCGCATATCTGAATTTAGCGGATACATTGTTGATGGGGCATATGACGTAACAAACTTTGAGCGACGTGATTACATAATCGAATCGTTTAGCCATAGCGCAAGCGGCGCAAGCATTACGGGCAAAGACACACTTAAAATGCTGTCAGGTGACAGAGCCAAAGCCCCGCGTAAAAGCTCAGGCATATTAAATGCTGACATACTTGCGGCTGACACGTCATTTACGCTAATACCATCAGGCATTGGTGATTTAGAATATCCGGCTGATGGGTTTATTAGACTAGGTGATGAGGTTGTGTCGTTCACACGCTCGGCTGATGTATTTACAGTTGTTAGAGGGCAGTACAATACGCTAGCAGAAAGTCACGGCATAAACGACTTGGCGCAACTATGCTTATATTACAGTGATAATATTAGCGACATACTTTACAACCTTTATACAGTTTACGCAGATGTACCAACAGCGCAAATTCCAAAAGCGCAGTGGGACGATGAGATTAATTTAAATCTACCAGGCTTGTATGAGACGCTAATAGCTGAGCCAACAGGTGTGGATGATTTAGCAAAAGAATTATGTGAATCTGCCCCTCACTTTCAATACTATGACGAGCGCATCAATAAAATTGTACTAACAGCAATCAAAGCGCCGCCCAATATTTCTCAGTGTTATACAGCAGAGGCCAACATACTTGAAGCTAGTACAGTCATAAAAGATGAGCCGGAGATGCGCATCAGTACGGTTATTGTACGTTTTGGCCAGCGTGACCCAACTAAAAAGCGTGATGATGCAAGTAATTATAAACAAGGTCAAGTTAGGACCACGCCTGCATCCATTGTCAAATACGGCGGCGTAGAAAAATACAAAGTAATAAATAGCAGGTGGATATCAAACGGTAACAGAGCAGCGGCAATACGTTTAGCGGCCAGAATTGGGCGCAGGTTTGAAGAAATGCCGCGTTCAATTTCCTTTAACCTTGACCCGCGTGATGCTGATGTTTGGACAGGTCAACCACTGTCTATAAATTCAGATTTGACATTGAGAAATACAGCACCATATGACCGATTCTGTATGCCTGTTCAAGTTTTAAGTGTTGGTGAAGCACAAGACTATCAGTATCAAGCTTTAGAATATACTTACAGTGCGGCACTGGCAGAAGATGAGGACAGTGACGACCCAAATTATAGACCCGTTTATATTTCTGGTCAGACAATAAGATTAGAAAACGGACAGGGCAACCCACAAACTTTACGTGAAGCATATGACACCGTGTGGCCGGATTTACTGGCAGGCTACAACGTTGTGTTTATATTTGACTTGTCTTGTGTGGCTGGCTCTGACGATATAACAGAGCATTCAGTTGTAACTAGTGCGGGCAATGAATTCTCTGTATTGACAACGCCCATACTAATTGACGTGCGCGGCCTAATTGTTGGCAAGGGTGGCGATGGCGGATCTGCTGATGGTCAAAATGGTGGGCCGGCTTTATCTCTTAAAGATGATATTAGGCTTTCAAACACTGGCGTTATTGGCGGCGGTGGCGGCGGTGGTGGTGGATATGACGATCCAGAACCATCCAACCCAGAGTCAGGTGAAGGCGGAGGCGGTGCAGGATTTACAGGCGGGTTAGGTGGACGCGGCCAGCAAAGCCCACAGGTTAGAGCTGGAACTACAACTGGCGGTGATGGATCATACGTAGGAGGCGGTAACGGTGGAGATTTAGGAGAAGACGGTCAAGGTGATAACAATGGGATAGGCGGTATCGCTGGCGACGCAATAAATCTAAACGGCTACACAATTACATACATAAACACAGGCACAATTTTAGGAACAATATCATGAGTCTAGTACCCTATTTAGTAACAGCATTGGAAAAATCACAGGTTACAGCCGCATCAACTGGGAAAAACATTGTAGCAGGCGCGATAATTACACTATCAACAATTGCCGGGGTTGCGGTCACTATGTTTGATAATTCAGCGGGCTCAGGCGGCAATACAGCAAAAAGCACCGACGCGAATGGCCAGAAAGTTATATTCGTAAAACCTGGAATATACAACATTACTGTAAATGGTGACGCTGAAAAAAGGATTAATATTTCTGAATTGTTAGGAGACAACAAGGGTTTACAGAGAAAGCAGCTAGAAGTTTCTGGATATTACGACCTTCTTTCCTCTGCGGTCTCAGATGATAGTTTGGTCGATGGCGGTGTAGTAATTATAAAAGACAGGGCCGATTCTGTTTGGGACGTTGTTTTGTCATCTACTGTTACATCTAATTTATATGACATATACACATCAACATCAATACCATCTTTATCTATAAAATTACGAGAGCCTAAAATATTAACGCCTGAGCACTACGGATTAGGAGCAGGCGTAGAGGATAGAGACGGCTTTATTTATTTGCTAGCTAAAAACAAACCTATACAGGCGTTTGGTGACGAGTACATTTTAAACGGTGCAGAGTATAACGGCCCCTGCGATGTAGAATTTGGAAAAAATACGATTATAAGAAACAACCAAACCAGCGGCCCAAGAAGATCCTCGTTAAAATTCTTTGGTTTGAAAGACGAAACAAAAATAGATGTAACAGTTGCTACGCTGGGATCACTAGCGGATACGATAACAGTATCCAGTGCTGGATCGTTTAGCGTTGGTGACACATGTCTGCTAGAGGAAAATGCAGCAAATAAGCCCGAGATTAATTACGGGCAGGGAAACCTAACTCAGGACGCAAATTACCGCGAATTTAATACAATATTGTCAATCAACGGAAACGACATACAGTTTGAGGAATACCTCAGATTTCCGTATCTAGTTGCTAATGATTTAAAGATACAAAAAGTATTTTTTAATGAAAACGCTCATGTAAAAGGAGGAATTTACACTGGCGGCAGCGGCAGCGGTGGTGGTGTAACTCATGAGTTATGCAGGTACAGCTCTACGTTTATGGTAAAGGGTAGAGGTATATCTGAATCAGATAGGAATGGTGGTACGGTTTCGTTTTTCCAAGAATGCTGGGAATGCTCCCGCGGAGGATTAGACTCAATTCACACGTTGTTTGGTAGTCGTGCGTTAAAAAATCAGTCTTGTATTAACTACGATATAAAATCAAAAAGAACAAGCAACGGTGGCGTAATAGTCTCGGGTGATACGTTCTGTATGTACGATTTAATAGTCCAAGACTCAACTGGAGACGATAATGGCGACGGAGTTGGGCTGAGTAACGGGGCGCGTTTTAACACATTCGGCAGCATTATTCTGTCGGGTTCCAGATGTTATGGGATGTGGTCGCATGAGTTTTGCGACGATAACACGTTTGAATCTTTTGTAAGCAACTCAGGCATAACAGTAGGCGTTTATCTTTTCGGTGATAGAAATAAGTTTTCGAATGTCAAAGTCGAAAATCATCCTACAGGAATGGCAATATACGGTAATGATAATACTGTAGCATCAGCTGACGTTGCGGCTAAAGGCACGGCGTTAATAATGACGGCGATCGGGCAAAGCGGAAACAAAGTGTCAGGTAAGTTTATTTCTACAGGTACAGACGCAAATAGTAAAGATTTGCTGCTAAGTGATTTGGGACCAGATAACGAAATAGATATTTTGGGCGGTGCTAGGGGTATGACATATGCAGCGGGCAGAAGCCCAAATCATGATAGTACTGTCATCGTTAGCGGTGTAAATCCCTACGTATTAAAAATTGATAGGCACACTAAAGGATTTACTTGGTCTAGTAGAAATGTCACAGCATCATCGCTAGTTGATTTAAAAATACCTGTTAGAGGCGGCACTGACGGACTTGGTCAGTTTGTATCTACAGCAAGTGGAGACGCTGCAAAAATATATAAAATCATGCTAAAAACTGAGACTACTTTAGCAAACTCATACTCAGAGTACGTGATAACTGATAGACAAGGCGCGTTATCTATTGAAACAGTACTGGAGGGAACAGGCGTATTTGCTCCGCGTTTAGTTATAACTAGCGGCGTTGTTCAGCTAAGAGTATCTAACAACTCAGTTATTTTTGTGTCTGTAAATTTAGACCAGTTTTAAATTACGGGGTTTGATCCCCGCCACCTAATTTAACTATTGTGTCGCAATTGTGTCGCAATTATCAATAACCTGATTGCAGGTCAGTAATAACGGTAATGTTTCATAATCGTGCCAGGTATATACTAGGCGTGTCCATAGGTGTCCCATTTACACGTATGGACATACTTAATCTCTCTTAGCCCTTTCAAAATAAACCTCCTAAAACTGAATTACTGTCCATAGCTGTACATGGATGAATTGCAGCTAGTTAAAAATTGTGTCAGCATTGTGTCGAAATTACAACAATGATGTGTCGAAGATAACAATGCCGCTTACTAATACTAAACTAAAAGCCATGTATGGCAAAAAGAAAAAGTCTACCACACAAATTCCTGATCGTGATGGGCTGGTCGCTAGTTGTGGATTGTCTGGACACGATTAGGGTTGTATTTTTTATCACGTTTCTTAACTGTACTCATAAATTGCCCTTATCTAATAATTCTTTACGATTAACCCAAGTAAATTTTGCATTACCGAGCATTTTTGGAGAAAACACAAAAAACACGCTGCCTTTATTATTTCCTGACCTTGGCACTCCATCCTCTAAGAATGCGATGCGCCCCTTCGTGACAAAACGTATCTCTGTTGCGTACTCAACTGCTTTGGCAAACCACTTAACAGATGGATCTGCCATAACTAGCATTACTGAACCAATTCCTTTGCTGGCTTGCTCAATAGCCTTATCAACCCAGGGTGTAATGTGACTATACGGGGGGTTTATCCATACGTAGGGCGATAAAATACCGAAATGCTGTAGGCTCTCGAACCAATCCAAAGACAGAGAATCTTCCTCTTTGGTCCAGTAAGTTGAGTGTGAAATGCTCAGTAATTGCATTAATCAAACCGTCACTAGCAAGCCTGGTTGCAGCCAAGACGGTTTCTATCGTCTCGACTGTTTCCATGCCTTGTATTAATGTGATTGAAGGGTTCATCTAATCCGCAAAATCACGTTTATTTTCTCTGGCCTGCGCTTCTTTCATGCTTTTAAGCTTCGCCACATCTACAGAAAGATTGTTTTTAAAGTCTTCGAGATAACTATTGTCTCGTTTAACCTTTGCTTCAAGCCAAGCAACACCAGCATCAATATTGGTGGGAAAACTACCAAGAAATGTGTTTTTCCCATAAATAGATAACCACGTTTGGAATTTATCCCTATTATTCCTTACACCAGGCAAAAGGTTGTCGGAAGGTGCTAAAACTCTTGGCCTCAAGTTTGCGATTGTGATTTTATTAGCCATTACGCAGCCTCACCACTTGCATACTGACGAGCCATTGCTAGAGCATGTTTCTTGGGCTCTATTATTATTTTTGTTTCTTCTTGCCCCGCTAGATAACCGGCTGCGAAAGCGGCTTCAATTAACGATGGCAAACGGCCAAAAACACTCTTAGTTAAACCGTTAGCGGTGTTAGGAGTAGACGCAGTAGCAACAGGAGTATCTACAGACTCACTGGTTGTATGGGTGTTGCCAGTGCGTTGGGTTAAGCGTTCGTCACTGATACCTCTTTCGTATGCGCCCTCAGATTGCCTTCTGGCTTCTAACTGTTCAGCATCCTTGGTTGCTTGAGCATCTAAAAAATATGCCTCAATTTCATCAGACGTTTTCTTGGCCTTTGCATTTCTTAAACTGGCTTCTTCGTCAAGTTTGGATTTTTCAGCCGCAGCCTTAGCAACATTTTCAGCATTAACCTTAGCTTGTTCAGCCGCGGCTTTAGCAGTTGCCTTGGTTTCTTCTTCTTTGCGTATCTGTTCACGTTGAGAGTCCAAGCGCAATTGCTCGGCTTCTTTGTGTTCAGCTATGCGAGTTTTAACCATGGCTTGAAAATCATCGTTAGCTTTGAATGCAATGTTGCGCCAATCTGAAAACAAGAATCTGTACTTTTTGTGATGCTCTATAAACGATGAGTTTTCTTGAGCAATTTCAAACCAACCATTAAGTTCAATTTTGATTTTAGATACGGCTGTATCTGCGGCATTTTGGAGTGAGTCAATCATCTTCTTGCCTTTCATGGCATCACTAATTGAAATGTCACTTACAGGTGGTAAAACATCAAGCTTTTTAAAAATACTGGTATGGCCAAACACTTCATTCTCTGCCAAAACAATTATTCTTTCACGCAACTCTGCTTTACGCGCCTTAACAAGCTTTGATTCGCGTAGTCTTGATTGGCTGAGTTGCTCTTTTATTTCACGTAAGTCATTAACGAATGCGCTAATGTCGGCAGACTCACTTAGCGCCAACTCACAAGCAGCATCACAAGCTGCCTCACCACGGCTAAATATTTTTTGCCTGGCTTCTG